GTAGCCTACGAAGCCTTTATGTTAGGAGGTTAATTTCATGGAAGAAAAAGAGTTTCAATTTTTTGATCTGCTGAAAAAGCATGATTTCTGGTACACCTACTCTGATGATCATCGTTACTACACGCGGGGTAGGAACCAGCGATACGAGATTTACCAGTGGCTGAAAGACTACCCCAACCTCAAATGGATTTGGGACAGGTTCTGCAAGGCAGTGTCAGATCGCCGCGCACCCTCTAGCTTGGAGGAACTGCGACGTGATTGAAGGGATTACCGCGCCAGAAGTGAAGGCGCTTGCTGAGAAACGCCGCCAAGGGTGGAGTATCAGATCGCTTGTAACCGCGACTAACATCCCACAGCATAGGCTCAGAAGATACCTGAGAATCTATGAGGCGTTGGGGAGTAAAGCGTTCGTGCCTGAGAGACGACAACTGAGTTACACCGCCAGTAACAACCGAAAGTTGCGCAAGCTTGTGGATAAGCATGGTCTGACTCGACCAGAGATCTGCGAGTTACTCAACGCCGCATCCGGTACGGTCAAGAACTGGCTCAGAGGGGAGGACGCGAAAGGGTTCTGTCCCATGCCCGCCTACGCCCTCGAACTCCTGCAAATCAAATTGCGGGAGGGGACGGCACTCGCAGAAATGCGACGGGCCATGGGTTAGGCTCTTCCACCTCTCCCACTAAACTGTCTGAGACCATGTCGAACAAGCCGTACCAATCGCCGTTGTCAGAGCTTCCGTAAACCAAGTATAGTCCCTCGATCTCGGGGGACTTTTCATCAAATAAACTCCATCCCTCTCTGTGCAGGAACACGACATTGTCCCTGCGCTCCAGAACGTGCGCGGCTTCGGTCATCAGTAATCCTCTGTTGCAGTGGGGGACGACGCTTCCAAAGCCTTTGCACCCCGAATTTAACTTCGTCTCGAATGCCTATCAGAAGCCCATCGTCTTCAGCATAAGTATCGATGACCTCCCTTCTCTCTTCCAGACTTGACAGTTCACAGATGCGTGAGCACACGAAAATCAGGCACAATTTCATCGCCAGATCTTGCATTTCTGGATCCAGTTGTTCTTCAAGAAATTTCTTGATGGCGGGGTATCTTAGATGCTCTGCGGCCTGCATCGAGATTGACCGCAACTCAGCGGGATGCAATCGCTTCTCTAGCAATCATGATGAAGTCGAACCAGTCGATCACCGCCTTGCAATCGTTTGTCTTCGGAAAGTCTGAGTTGATCGCGTACAGCGGGACGACGCAGTGCGTTGGCTGTCGGTCAAACCTGTAGACCAAAGCGGGGATGAGCTTGTGTTCGTCTGCCGCCACGACCACCTGATCCCACCATTCTTGGTGATACATCCCTCCCCTCGCATACCGCTTGCACTCAATCGCGAATGGCGGCACGAAGATGTCGGGCAGGCTGTTCTCCCTGTACTGATCGAGGATCCGCTTGATCGGCTCGTCCACGATCTTCCCCAACTCAGCCCGTAGCTGGTTTACGATCTCCCTCTCGAAGTTCAGACCCTTACGCCGCGAGTTCACCATCGCCCACCCTCCATGGCTTGCTCATCCATTGCCGTCGCCAAGTGACACACTCGTAAAGCGTGGTCTCCCTGCCGTGCTTGCCCTGCTTTATCGCTACTCTCAATTTGTCTGTCTCCATTCCCAGATAAATCATCAGGCGCACTTCACTCATTGGTATATGCATCCTTCTGACTAGCTCTTCGGCTGTGAATGTGACTATCCCCATAGTCATGAAGCGCTCTAAATTTCTTGGCGCTTTGGTCTCTGTTTTTTTAGTCATTTTCCGCGCCCTTATTTTTTTCCAGTGCAACCAAGGCCAGCAGTCCGTAGTGGCAGATCTTCATGATGTCGTGCTCAACATCGGCCCCTTCTTTTTTGCCAAGCCGCGAGGCGTACTTGATGACGCAGGCCATGGAGTGTTGAACCCCATACCCGTTTGCAATAATCAAATCGATTGCCTGCAATCCGTTCTTCGCGTAATGCTCCCCGTAAGTTTTGAGTACATAAGACTCAAGCTTCTTTAGCGCTTCCTTCTCTCTCACGCTTCCTCCCTTGTATTAAGTTTCTCGCTCGTAATGAATTTCCAAAGCAGTTCTGGTGGAGACAAATCATCCAGCGGCATGACCAGTCTCGGGCCATACTTGTAGTCCTTGCTCACTGCCTTCTTCTCGAACCTCCTCCTCGACACGAAGCCGTGGACCTCCATCGAATCTTCGGCAATGCTGGTGACGCCGATAGCGAAATCCGCTTGGAACTTTTCCATGCAGTCAAAAATTAAATCCTGAGTGCTAGTCCATTTCGCATCGATGGAGTACATCTTGCGGCGTGGATCGCCGATCCAAAGATCAAGCCCGCCGTCGCTCAGAATATTCAGTTCAGGCAAGTCCAATTCGTAGAGTCTGGCTATCGCTATCTCTGCCTTGAATCCAGCTATGTTTGCCGCTTCCCTTGACTGCTTGTCGTTCTCCAGTCTTGGGTTGAACTTCATAAGCTTTTCGCAGATGGCAACCGTGTCCCGACCCAAAGTCTCTGCCTTGTGGACATCCTGCCTAGTTAGCGTGATTCTCATACCTTCTCCTCCCTGAGTGCGTTGACCAATTCCTCCACGATGAACATCAGCTCTAGCTCCGGTCCGTACCGCTCCTCGAACCTGCGCTTGTATGGGTGCCTGCTAGTGAACTGCTGGATGTCACTGCCCTGACGATGGTGGTGGTAACAGAGGGGGATGATGTGGAAGTGCGCACCCACCTTTGTCTTACCGTCCAAGTGGTGAATTTCAGCAGGGGTTTCACCCAAGCCCTCTCTCCGACAGATGATGCAACCAAGTGAGGCGACATCGTCCATCCACCTTTTCTCACTAGCCGTTGGAGTTCTGCCTTTCACTTCTTAATCGGCCTCCCGATGACACCCTCAGTCGCGGTGGCCTTCCGTCCGTGCTTCTCCAGCACTTCGTTGATGGCCTCAATCAGGATCGAGTTGAGCGGCTTCCTCTGTTTCCGTGCCAAGATTTGTAATGACTTGAGCGCCCTCGTATTCAGCCGACACGTCACTGCCTTTCTCTCTTCTCTCATGCGCTGTATGCCCTCCTCTCTAGGCGATTACTTGCTTTCTCCGAGCGCCATTGCTCGAACTCAATTTCGCAGGCTCTGAACTCAGCCTTTGCCGCCGCGAGCATTCCCTTCGCAACCCCTTTGTTTAGTCGAGCGTTGTAAACGTCACCTCGCTCATCGGCGAATCTCATTTGGGCGGCGGCAGTCTTGTTGCCCTCCAACTCCGCTTCCAGCATCGCTTTGGCATAGGTCATCTTTTCCATTGCCTCTGCCCGAGCGATCTTCTCTTCTGCCGTGCGCATCTGCTCGCCAGCCTCCCTAATCTTCATTGCGTAGCGCTCTTCTTCCATCACTCCTCCATTTCCGGTCGATAAACGAATGGCTTTCCGTTCTTGGTGTGGAAGGCTCTGGCATCGGTGCGCCACAGCCCAATATTCGATTCAAACCCCGACAGCCTTTGCTTCTTCACCATCAACGTGACGTCCGGCTGTGCCATAAGCTCAAGGTCTTCATCGCGAGGAGAGGCTCCGTTTGCGAGCCAGAACTGCCTGTCTTTTTTCTTCTTGTTGCTCCATACCGCACAGACGTTCATCGAATTATCAGCAAGACCACCACTGCCTTTCAGATCGTCTATGACTGGACGGGGGTTATCCCCATCTGAGTGACCAGTCTTGCGGGAGTGGTGAACAAGGATTAGGTGAGCGTCGTGAGTTCGGACTAAATTCGTAAGCTCGACAACGAAGTCACGCTCAAGGTTGAGATCATTCATCGGCATAGAGATGCGCTGTAGGCAGTCCAGTACGATCAACTTGCACCCCTGCTTCAGCATGTAGTCCGCCTTGGCGATTGCCGCGTGTGGCTTATCAACCATCTCGTTGACGAGATACAGGTACTTATCTAGCAGGGATAAGCACTTCTGGACGTAGGGCTTTGTCGGCTCACCGTTCGCAAGCTGGTCGCACATGAGGCTCAGAAGATATGGCGTGTCCATCTCGTAGCTGATGTACCCCGCCTTGATCTTGTGCATCACATAGTCAGCGACTAAGTAATTGGCGACCGTTGACTTGTATGAGCCACGGGTGCCGAACAGGATCGTTAGTTCCCGAGGGCGCAGTGCGAACTTGTCTCCGTCCCTATCCCAGAATGGAAAGAACGCATCTCCGTTGACGCCATTCTCGCGGAGGTCGCTGACTTGATCGGCAAACTCTCCCGCCGTGTAGACATTCTGGAATCCCTCCAGCGAGGAGTTGATGTCCAAGTCTTCGAGTTGCATGAACTCGTTGTCGGTGGGCTTCCTAGACATAAAACTCTTCGTCCTTCTGCTCGGGCGCAGAGACTTCATCCATCCAGCGCTCTTGGTTGATGTAGGTTTCTGGGTTCAGGATGTAGCGCGGATCGGGATTCCAAACTCGGGCGCGGAGATCCTTCTCAATCAAACCCAACGTGGCCATGTCGAGTCTTTCTAGCTTCTTGACGCACTTGGACTTGGCAACCTTTTTAGGGAAAAGCCTCCAGATTGCTTCGATCTTTTCCTCTTTCTGTAGGCCTGAGTCACGGCCCGTAAAGTCTTTGTCCCGTGACTGTCCCGTGACTGTCCCGTGACTGTCACTTTCTGTTCTTATATTCTTGTTTCTTTGTTCTTGTTCTTTAGCGAGCTTCCCCTTTGCTCTTTGCCTACGCTTCCTAGCCGCACCTGTAGCGTCTGCACTCTGCTTGTCATCCCAGTTGATGATGTCCCAGTCATCAGCGATCAACTCCACGTCCATCAAGCGCTCCTTGACCGACGCCATCTCGACAGTAGTCAGGCCCAAATGCACTGACAGCATCTGGTCGCGGAGCTTCTCGTTGTCTTGATCCAGCGTCCCGTCAGCCTTGGCGCACATCAGCGAGACGTAGTGCCAGCGATCTTCAAAGGAAAGTATTCGGAGTCGGGGATGTTGAGCGAGTTCGGTATACAACTTGAACCACTTCATGCTTCACGGCTCCAAGCATGTGTCTTGTAGAACTCCAGCGCGTTGCAATCCAGTCGGCGCGACTCGCGTTTGACTGCGGCCTGAAACTTTTCCCAGTCCTGCTTGCTGAACTGACTGCGTGGCTGGTCTAGACCTATTCGGACGATGAACTCGTCATCCTCGGGCACCCAGTTTTTGGGTCTGCGGAATCCTTCGCGGTGGGTGTAGGGA